GGTAAGCAGAAGGTATCGTCGTTTGCTGGTATCGCTGCACAGCGTTACATGGCTCCGGGCAATACTCCGACCACCATTATCGGTGCTGCTGACGTTTATATGTCGGACTTTGGCACGATGTCGGTTGTTCCTAACCGTTTCATGCGCGCACGTGATGCTCTGATCCTTGATCCTGAGTACGCTGCTCTGGCTTACCTGCGTCCATTCCAGACTAATGATCTGGCTAAGACCGGCGACAGCGAGAACACTCAGCTATTGGCTGAAGTTACTCTGGAAGTTAAGAACGAGGCTGCACATGGCATCGTTGCTGACTTGAATATGGCTCTGTAATAAGTAGCAAATAGCCCCTGCCTAACGGTGGGGGCTAACTATAATAAGGAAAGCATTATTGCTCTTGTTATAGGCATACTAAAACAAGGAATTTATGAGTAATCCGATACGGACTCAAACAGCATTTGAAGACGGTGATGGCGGGATTGTCATCGAGACTAAGCAGGATGTAACAGAGATTATCGAAGCCAATAAGAAGCAACTGGACTACGATAAATCTCGGCAAGGACACCTAAACGAACTGCATCACGTTGCTCGAATACCCTTTACGGTCATAGATGTACTGAACCAAAAAGGGATTATGAAGGGCTTTAACGTGGTCGATGAGGTTGGTTTCGCTAGGTGGCTGAACGATCCTGATAATGCTGTGTGGAAAACATATCGCGGAACAGTATGATTACTCAAGAATCCCTTAAAAGTATTGTTGAATACGATAAAGAGACTGGACTTTTTGCCAGAAAGAACGGCGCAAAGTTTGGGTTTAAGGATGCAGGTTATTTGAGAGCAGAAATTGGTTTCAAAAACTACTATTTGCATCGGTTAGCTTGGTTGTATGAGTATGGAAGTTTCCCTAAAGGTCATATCGATCATATAAATGGCGATAAGACTGACAATAGGATTTGTAATCTTAGAGAAGCAACAAGATCACAAAACCTATGCAATGTTGCAAAAACTAAAAGAAATACGTCTGGCATAAAAAACGTTTCTTTCCATAAAGAGTCGCAAAAATGGAGAGTAGTTGTTAGTGTCAACGGGAAAAATAAATCTTTTGGTTTGTACGATGATATAGAGTTAGCTGAATTAGTATCAATTGAGGCTAAAAATAAATATCATGGCGACTTTGCTAGAAATTAATAGGGGTACTGTATGAGAGTTGGTGTTTGCGTCCCATGCCGGGATGAAGTGCATACTGGTTTTGCTTTTGACTTTGCTCGGATGACAGCGCATGATGCGTCAGTACGTTGCAAAGATGGTAAAGGCGGTTTAAGTTTATACACAATGCCGGGAACGCTGATATTTGACCAGCGTGAGAAGTTGGCAGAAGTGGCATTAGGTGAAGGATGTGAAGCGCTATTGTTTATTGATAGCGATATGCGGTTTCCGCATGACATCATTGACATAATGTTAAGTCGAGATGTGCCGATTGTTGGGGTAAATGCAACGACTAGAAGGAAGCCTGTAACTCCTACAGCCAAGATACTCACAAGGTATATGGAAGGTGATACAGAGGTTCGTAAGTGGTCGAATATTGACTCTCGCGGCAAAGAAGGAATTGAGGAAGTTACAGCGGTTGGGTTTGGTGCTGTGATGATCCGTAAGGAAGTGTTTGAGAAGACCGGAAGACCTTGGTTCGATGCTGGATGGGGTTCTAACGGTGTATGTGGTGAGGATGTGTATTTCTGCGTCAAGGCTGGTTCTGAGGGCTTCCAGACGTATGTAGACCATGAGTTATCGATGCACATCCGGCACATCGGCACTTACGAATACGGTTGGAAAGATTTTGAGCAGCTAGAGGAATAACATGGCATTTACGACCTATAGCGAGTTAAAAACAACGATAGCTAACTATCTGGCTCGTAGTGATCTGACTTCAGTTATTCCGGACTTTATCCGTCTGGCTGAGACTAGGTTGCAGAGAGACCTAAGAATTCGTCAGATGTTAGTGGTAGCTACAGCGACAACAACGGGCGGTGATTCAACACTTGGATTACCTACCGACTTCTTAGAGATGAGAGATATTCATCTCAACACGATTCCGATTACTACGCTACGTTACAAGGCTCCTAACTCGTTTTATCAGGAATCTAGGGTAACGGATGGCGGCAAGCCCATTGATTACACTATTCTCGGTGCGGAGATGCAGTTAGCTCCGGTTCCAGATTCGTCTTATACGGCGCAGATGTTGTATTACGCCAAGCCTCCGGTATTATCAGATTCGACAGCTAGTAACGTATTCTTGGCTTATGTGCCTGATGCGTTGCTATATGCGTCTTTGGCAGAGGCAGAGCCGTATTTGATGAATGATGCAAGGGTGCAGACTTGGGCTTCCTTGTATTCTAGGGCGATTGATTCTATCTCTACGTCCGACCAAGCAAGTGAGTATAGTGGTCAACCTATGTCTATGTCTTATAACGTGAGGTAAGACAATGAAGTGTTGCACTAAATGCAATGAGACAAAGCCTTACGAAATGTTTACAAAAGAAAAGGCTACGCTTGATGGATTTAGCAGATGGTGCAAAAGTTGTAAAAAAGAATATAAAACTGCTTGGTACGAAAAGAACGCTGAATTAGAACGTGCCAAAGCAATGCAGTATCATTATGATAATTATGATAAAAATAAAGAAAGAATAATTAAAAAAGTTGGTGAATGGCAAAAAAACAATAAAGACAAGTACAAGCAAATAGCGAAAAAGTGTTACGAAAAAACAAAACTAAGAAGATTTTCGTATCAGGCTTTCGCAAGAGCAGCTAGAAGAAATGCAGTGCCAAAATGGATGACGGATGAGCTAAAAGAACAACTTCAAAAGTTTTACATAGAAGCAAGAACAAGAACAAAAAAAACAGGAATTCCATACGAGGTAGATCACATAGTTCCATTAGTTAATGAAAATGTGTGTGGGTTGCACGTTCCTTGGAATCTTAGAGTCATAACCCGTTTTGACAACAGAAGTAAAGCAAATAAATTTAAGGAGTAAATCATGGCAGAAATGTCGAACCACCTTGAGAACGCAATTATCAATGCGACTCTCCGCAATACAAGCTACACAAGCCCGACAACGGTTTATGTAGGTCTTTACACAAGCGATCCTGGTGAGGGCAATACAGGCACTGAGGTATCTGGTGGTTCGTATGCTCGTACAGCGGTGACGTTTGGTGCGCCTAGCAACGGTGTATCGACGAATAGCGCGTCAGTTACTTTCCCGACTGCTACTGGCACATGGGGTACTGTGACTCACGTTGGTATTCTGGATGCAACAACTAGCGGCAACCTGCTGTATTACACAGCCTTGGATGCGTCTAAGTCGATTGCTTCTGGTGACGTGTTCACGATCTCGACAGGCAACCTTTCCGTAACTCTGGAGTAATCTATGCCATTAGTCATTGCTGACCGAGTTCGGGAAACGTCCACCACGACCGGCACAGGCACATTAACACTGGACGGTGCAGTAACGGGCTTTCGTACTTTCGGATCGGCGATTGGCGATGGTAATACTTGCTATTACACAATTACTCTCGGTGCGGATTATGAGATTGGTCTCGGTACTGTTGGAACGGGTACGTTAGCTCGTACTACGGTACTTAGATCATCTAACAGCAATAACGCTGTTAACTTCGGTGCTGGTGCTAAGGATGTATTCGTTACTTATACGGCTGAGAGATCGGTTTATAAGGACGCGAGTGGTAACGTTAATGCGCTAGGCACGATTAGCTCTGGCGTATGGAATGGCACTGAAATCACTGTTCCTTACGGTGGCACTGGTGTTGCTAGCTTGACAGGTATTGTTAAGGGTAACGGTCAGAGTGCGTTTTCTGCTGCCACTGCTGGTACTGACTATGTAACCCCGACTGGTACTGAGACGCTGACCAACAAGACGCTAACTGATCCGACAATCATTGGCACGATCATTGAAGACGTTTTCACCATTACAGACGGTGCAGCGTTTGAGATTAATCCGGGTAACGGTTCGATTCAGTTGATTACCTTGGGTGCAAGTCGTACACCAAAGGGAACTAGCTTTGTTAATGGTGAAGCGATTACCTTGATGGTCGATGACGGTACTGCTTATGCCTTAACGTGGACAGATGCGACTTGGGGTGGTTCTGGTGTTGTGTGGGAAACAGACTCAGGTTCTGCGCCTACGCTGGCTACGACAGGCTATACAACGATCGTGCTGTGGAA